GGGTGCCGGGTGCGAGAGCGACACAAACCCCGCGGCGGCCCCCCCCACGCCGCCGCTGGCCTTGCTGACCCTGACCGTTAATGAAAAGGGTTCTGCCACTTTGTTGTAGCTGGCAAAGCTGCCCTGCTCGATGGGGGCGGATGAGACCTGCGACTTGCCGCCGTATTTGACCGTTACCACATTATCAACCAGCAGCAGCGGGATGCCGGACTGGTTGAATACGCCCCAGCGGTTGCCGAATACGCGGTTAATCAGCTGCGCGCCGGCAAATCCCAGCAGCGGTTTGGCGGCATTGCCCGCCAGCGCCTGCGCTTTGCCTTTCAGGCTGCCGTTAATGCTCATGCTGCCTCCGGTTGTAATTGTCCACGCTCAACACTTCCCACAAATCCAGCGCGTCCTGCAGGCTGTACACCGTCTGCATTTCGTGCAGGGTACACAGCCGCGAGGACACCAGTCCGCCGACGATGCGGCTCAAATTCACATATTCTGCGCCTGCGTCCCGTCCGCGGCTGATGCCGAGGTCAGGCCAAGCGCGGGCAGCAAAAAATCGATGTGCAGCTGGAACACTTCCTTGCGCAGGCGGAACAGGGTAGTGAAGTCTTCCACATCGTTCAGCGACACGTCCAAAGGACGGCGGCTGCCGTCGGACAGCACGGTTTGGACGCAGCCCAAAAGCTCGTCCAAGAGCGGCAGCGACACTTCGGGCGGGATTCTGCCCAGCGCCGACAAAGCCACCCGCGCCATGCCCAGCATGCCGCTTTGCGCGTCTTCCACTTCGACGCCGCCGCCGGCCAGCGCCAGCAGGCAGCGCATCGCCCAGTTGTCGGCCTGCGCGGCGGGCATTTCGGTAATCACAAAGGATTTGCCCTTGTCGCGGCCGGTCTCGATGGTGATGGTTTTGGTTTTGAGCATTATTCGGTGTCCTCCACGGTGATTTCGCCGAGCTTGAAGCCGAAGGTTACCGCTTCCAGCGTTTTCTTGGCATTGGTGCCGCCGGGAGTGGAAACCATAAAGCCTTTGGCGATGTAGCGTTTTTTAATCGACGGGATGGTGCATTGGAACTCAAAGGGCAGCGTTTCCTGCTCGGTGCGCATTTTCTTGACCACATTGTCGAAATGGTCGCGGCTGGGGCTGTTGGCCTGCAGCTGGATATTGAAATCGACTTCGTATGGCGTAAAGGCGCCGGACTGGAAGCCGTCCACCCCCATCACCGTTTCGCCGATGGCGCCTTCGCCGAAGGAAAAGGCGTTGTCGGCGGCATAGCCCATTACGGGAACAAAGCTGTCGTTGTAACCCTTGGCGCGAAACAGCAGCACGCTGTTGGCGGCGGTCAGGGTTTTGTCGGTAAATGTCTGCATGGTGTTTTCCTTTCGGGGATAAAAAAGGCAGCCTGAAAGGGTTTCAGGCTGCCTGTTTGGAGTTGCCGTTAAAACGCATAGGGATACATCTGGCGGATTTCCTTGTCGCGCTGATCCATCTTGCGGACATAGCAAAAAGCAAAATGGACGGGCACATAAGACGAAGTATTGCCATTATCCTGCGTACATTCATACTGCGCGAACTGCTCCCACAGCTTCTGCGATTGGCGCAAATGCCTTTTTTCTACCGTATAGCCCAATGCTTTCAGATAGGTTTTGCGCAGTTTGGCTTTCGTGCGCTTCTCAAGATAAAAGCTGCAATTGGCCAAATCGATACCTTCCAAGCCCGCGCAGCGCGGATCGACGTAGATTTCCACGTCATATGTCCGCGCCGGTGCGCTTAGAAATATCCCGAATAATGAAATGGCTAGAATCCGTTTCACGGCTATGCTCCTCAAAAAAAATGGGGAGTATAGCCGCTTTGCTATTTATCCGGGCATTTTTGCGCCTTTTCTACAAATTTAGTGTATTTGTCAAAATCTTGAACTGCGCCTTGACCGTATTTCTGCATACTGGTTCCGTTTCCGTCTTTTTTGTCGTAAGACGGATCAACTATGCCTTTTGCCGCATCTGTCGCTCCAATCAAATGTGCCATTTTCAAGTATTTGACTGTTTTTTGCGGATTACCGTTGAAAGCAGCTTTGGCGGCTTTACCCGCATATGATAAATTTTTATTGACCAGTGCGATAAAGGCTTTGTCCTGAATTGTTCGGTCTTTCAGATAAGCGTTTTTCCCTCCTTTGATTGTCCAGTTGCCCGCGTCGGCCAGAAATGCTTTGTGAATTGCGGCATCCGCCCCATTTGATAGTTTTTTGCCGTATTTTTTAACAGCGGCATCATATTTGGCACGGCTGATATAACCAATATCTGTCAGTGCAACTGCGCCAAACTGATACAATCCGAGGTAACCAAATTGGTTTTCCTCCGATAAATCAAACCGCCCCGCCGATTCTGTCTGCGCCACATTTGCGGCAAATGCTCGCGTTTGTGCATCGGTTAATCCAGGAATGATGCCGCCGGAAAAAGACAGGGCATGTTGGATTTTTTTCAGTGCAGCCGGGTCTTCGGGATGGGCGGCTTGACAGTTTTCGTCTCGTTTGTCTTTTGAAGCCTGATTACCTTGGTTTGCGGGTTGCAGCTGCAACATCAGATTCCGATTTTCGCAAATCGAGCTGGCACGCAGTTCGATACTACCCTGCAAATTCAAGGGTAGGAAGGACAAAACATTGCCGCTAGTCAGCAGATTGCCCATTAGCGCTGCTCCTTTAACGGCTTTCCAGGTAACCGGCTGGTTGGCTGACACGGTAATTTTTTGCCCGCTGATTACGGAAACCTTAATCAGGTTGTCCGAAGGATTCGCCGGTTTGAACGTTTTGGTGCCCGAAGCACCGGTAAATTCGATCTTCGGGCGAAAAGCAACATGATAGGTGTTTTCGATAGAATAACTGTTGTTTTCGGTGGCACATTCAACCCGACAGCAGCCGAACTTGGGATCGTAAGGAACGTATTTTTTGAGCTGCGGGTCATAAGACCACGCTTTCATCCCGACGGATGCGCAGGCTTGCTGCGGACTGTCGAAAATGCCGCTATAGGTAAAATTACCTGCCCATCTGCTGTAGTTGCCGAGCGTCCATTTACCGTTGCAGGATTGGTTGGTTTGATTTGTCATAGTAAAACTCCTAAAGTTAAAAAAGATAAATAAAATAAAACAGATAAAAAGGGTTGAAAGAAAAAACGGGGCATTGGGTACTTTTAAATCAAATCATGGTTGGTCTCCTTTCAAAATCAAATTGGTAAACTGGCGAGAATCCCTGCTTACCATTTGCCCAGCGGGCAGGCCTGGTTGACCAGCAGGGTTTTGGCGCGGACGAAACAGCCGCAGGCGCCGCAACGGTCGAAGATGCCGACACCTTGGATAACATCGTCGTCTTTCGGATCCTGGCGGTGCTGCAGCAGCGCGGGGCAGGCGGCGCATTCGGCCAGTCTGCGCACAGTGGTTTCTTTATCGGTACGTCCGATGCCTGCGGCGGCTTTTGCCAGCCCTGCTGCGCCTTGCGCGAGTTTGTGTAAGCGGACGGGTTTGGGAGGTGTTTGGTTCATGTTGATTTGTCCTGTTTGAATAAAAAAACAAATGCAAAACCCCGCACGGTTTTTATGGTGCGGGGTTTCGTTTTTCAGGCTGCCGTTTCGATGGATGTATGCGCTTAGAACCTATCTGTGCTGCGCCGGCCGGCGTCGTCGGTGCGGTATTTGTCCGGCAGCCGCAGCAGGGCGGCGGTGTTGGGATTGACGGCGGCAGTCGCGCCGTTGGCGATGGCTCGCAGATTCATAGCTGTCCTTTCCAAAAAGCAGCCTGAAAACCTTGTTCGGGCTTTCAGGCTGCCTATTCTTCGGCAATCTCGCTGCCGATGCTGCGCCACAGCGTGCCCCTGTCGATTAGGGGCTTGTCGAAGCCTTTTTTGCGCACGGTGGCCGGGGCGTTGGCCGGTTGCTTGAAGTTTTGGATGGTTTCGACGATTTGGCCTTTCACCCCTTCGCCCAGTAGCGCGAGCGTCTGGCGCATGTCGCCGCCGTTGGCCTGCAGGATGGCGGCGGCCTGGTGCGGCCATTCGTCTTTGTGTGCGGCAACGGTGTTTCGGAAAAACGGGCGCGGCGGGATGTTGGCGGTACCGTATTCGTTCCAAAACGCCACAGCGGCAACCGGTGTGCCGTCTTCATATTTGGCGCTCTCGAAAATGCCCACGCGCACTTTCAGGCTGCCTGAAGACTGCGATGCCAGCCCGGCCAAACGCCGTCTGAACTTATCGCCACCGCGCATGGCAGCCCCCTGCAACGTAGCGGAAACGGCGGTATTTGGCGGTGAGCTGCCAAAAGGTCGCGCCGTAGGGGGTTTGCAGATACCAGGCGGCGTTGCTGCCCACCGCGCCCATATCCGCGCTCACGGACACGCTGCCTTCGGTGGCCGAAGCAATGCGCCCCACCAATCCGCCCTGTGCGGCACGTTCAGCCAGCGCGGCGAAATGGCGCACCAGCAGGAACAGCAGCATTTCGCGCTCTTCCAGCTTTTCCACGATGCTGTGGTCGGTGTTGTCCAGCAGGCTTTCGGCCTGTGTGAACCACATAGCGAACTGGGCATCGCTTGCCTGCACTTCGGGATAGGCTGCCTGAAACCGCGCTTTATCAAAGACGACGGCAGGCATGGTTAGCCTTCCTTGGCGGTGCTTACGCCATTGGCCTTGTCATCGGGGTTAATGGCTTCCAACTTGGTTTCATTGTCGGTCTTTTCCCGAGCTTCTGCCTTGGTGTTCTTTGCATCTTCATGGGCGAAAACGAAGCCGTTTTTCACCATGTCGCGGTCTTGGTGCGCTTCCATCCAGGCATTGAACAGGTCGGCGTCCACATCGTACGTGATGCCGTGGCCGCCGATGATGTTTGAAGCGTTCGCGCCATTTAGTTCTACCGACTGGTCGCCCACTTCGATAATCAGCCCGTTAGGCAGTTTGCAGCCAACGGTTACGGTTTTTTGTTTTGCCATTTGATTTTCCTTTGGAATTGAGAAAAGGCCACCTGAAACAGGCGGCCTTGTTTTTTAAGCAGCCTGCACTTAGCTCACCGTCATGGAAGCAATGCAGAACGGGCGGTAGATAATCGCGCCCCATGTGCCCTGCGATTTCTTCTGTTTGATGCTGGAGGCTTCCAGAACCATGTTGTGCGCACGCAGTTTTTCAGTGAAACCGCATTCCAGCGTGCGCTGACCGTCCAACTCTTCCACAATCAACTGCACCATTTCGCCCGATGCGGCGGAGTATTCCGGCACGGTTTCGATGCGCAGGTTGGGGAAGTTCTTTTTCAGTTGGTCGGTAACATTGACGTTGTACTGGTTGGTTTTGGTCAGTTCCACGCTGGCAGTCGGGCTGCACACCAGCAGGAGCGGTGTGTTCATATCAATCAGGCCGCCGGTCTGCTGCAACAGTTTTTGGAACAGCTTGCGGATGGATTCGTACACTTGCTCGCCGGTGGCGGTTGCCCATGTTTGGGCGGCAGCGGTGGCGGCCGGCAGGCTCGGATCGTTGAGGATGCCGTAGTTCTGCAAACCTTTGATGCCGAACAAATAGGATTTGTTCTGAAAGCGGTTCAAGGCGTTCACGCTGGCCTGATTGACGCGGTTTACATAGTCAATTTTCGCTTCGCCTGCGCGTGCCACTTCGCGCTCACCCCAGCGGGTGAACACTTGGTAATGGTAGCTTTGGCGTTGCGGGAAATTGACGTTGGCGCCGCTCACACCGTTGTTGTTGTAGTCGCCGTAGCTGGAGACTTCGCCGGTAGGTTCTACCAGCATGAACATGGCGGTTTCGGTCGTCCAGTCGCCTTTTTTCACTTCGCCGAAGATTTCGGCGGCCTTCATCGGCTGAAGGGCGACTTCAATCAGCTTCGGATCGACATAGGTCAGCATCCATGCGGGAATGCCGCTATTGCCGGCGGTGGTCAGTGCGGGCTGCGCGTCCATCGCCAAAGCAGCCTGCACCTGTTTGTTCATCAGCTTTTTGCCGCCGCCCATAAAGACGATGCCGGCATCGCGTTCTAATTGCTGTAAGGTATTCATTCAATTACTCCCATGTGGTGATTTTGGCCAGTTCGCCCGCTGCGGCTTTGGAAGCTACTTTGAAGCGGGTCAGGGTGTGGCCGGTTTCGGTGGCGGCGGCAGATGCTTTCAGTGTGCCGTCGGTGTCTTTGGCGAACACGTTCTGGCCGATTTCGGCACCGGCGGGGAAGTGCGCCCAAAAGTCGCCTGCCACGGCCAGCGTAATGATTTGGCCGGGCAGGATTTGGTTGCCGTATTCCGCCAGATAGGCGGTGATGCTGGCCTGCTGTTCGCGGTGAACAAAGCCGATGCGTGCGCCGGCGGTTTTCTTGTTGGACACTTTGCCCTCGGCATCCGCCCAGGCAAACACGCCGACGGTTACGCCGTCCGTGCCGCTGACGAGTGCGCCTTCCCCCGCCAGCATGGAAGCGTTCGGGTTGTGGGCAGCAAAATCCCCCGCAACGGCGGGGGCTTGGTAAGTTTGGACTGCTTTTTGGAATGACATGGTTTAAGCCTTTCTGATTCGTGATAAACCGGGGAACTTTTCGGCGGTTTTGGCCGCATCTTGCGCCATCGGCTGTTTGGGTTTGCCCAGCATGCCGACCATGGCACGGTAGGCGGAAGGATGCACGCCGGTTACGTCAATGCCGCTCTGTTCGAGCGCGAACTTGTACACATCCGCCGCATTGTCCATCGCCACATCGCCGACAATGTGCGCCACTTCGCGTTGTGCCGTTGCCAAAGCCTGCGAACGTTTCCGCTCGGCTTCTACGGCGCGTTTGATGGCCGCATCCATCGCCATTTTGGAAATGGCGGCATCTTGTGCGGGTTTGGGTGCGCCGCCTTCTGGGGCTTCCGGCTCTTCGTCCTCGGCGGGTTCTTCCGGCTCAGTGAGGGCAGGGTTATTTTCGCCGTTCTCCGGCTCGTCTTCATCCGTGCCGACATTCTCGACGTTTTCGGGCGGCAAATCTTCGCCGTCGTCTTCCGCCGTCTGCACTTCGTTGGTCAGCGAGCCGATGACCTGCAGCAGCTCGTCCGGGCTTAATTCGGCGTCTTGAGCCAGCAAGGGCTTCAAAGCAGCCTGAATGCGGGCTTTCGCCCCTTGTTTTAGTTTCATAACTGTCCTTTCGTGAAATGGGTCAGAATCGCTTACCACTACATCACGCCCCGCCCGACCCACATCGACAAGGGCTACATGATTCCCGATGATTTGGCGCATCACGCCGTCGTAATGCTGCCCCTGCCACCGGCCTGCCGTCATATCGGGCGTGTAGTGGTAGGCGCTGGAAAGTTCGGTCTGCTCGCCGCTTTCGATGCCTGCAATGGCTTCGGCGTCCCATACCGAGAGCGAGCAGCGCAAATAGCCGTCGGCAAACACCACATCCGAGCCTGTGCTGCCGACCACGATTTCTTTTTGCGGGTCGTCCGCCGATACCGGAATATGCCGGCTCAACAGCGGCAGGTTGCGGAAACTCTCGGCCGCCTGTTCAAGCTCCTGCGGGTCGCGCAGCAGGTAGTAGATTTTTTCAGGCTGCAGTCCCAGTTTTTCAAAGTCGGGAATCTCGCGCCCGTAATAGGGATTGACTGCGGCCTTGCTGATATTGGACACCGCCACATGCAAACGCCCGTCCTGGTCGTAGGAGCGGGCGGAGTCTTGGGCGATGGTGTGCTGGTCTTTCATGCGTTGAATCCTTTAATCACAGCCCTGCTGGTACAGCGGCAGTTGATTTCTTCGCCGGGCTGCACCCACTTGCCGTCCAGATACATGCCTTTGGCTACGCTAAAGCGCTTGCCGTTGGCGGCAACGTGGCTGGGGCGCGGGGTTTTGCCGGCGTGCGAGTGCATCCACACCGCTTCGGTGATGCCCAATTCCTGCCGCCGTGCCTGCTCGATAACGGCTTTCGCCTTGTTGGTTTGGTCGCGGGCGATAAAGGCGGCGCGCCGCTGGCTGATGCCGTAATCGCGGCGCAGTTCTTTGGTGAGGGCGGCCATGTCGTAACCGGCATTGACCGAGCGCCAGACGCTCTCTTCGACGCGGCTCAAATGCTGCTGGGCGATGGAGCGGATCAGGGCGACGTTGCCGCCGATGAGCGCTTCCAAGGCTTGGCGTTGGTAGGGCGTCATGGCAAAACGCACGGTAAAGCCGGCATCGCGCAAGGCGGCCTGAAAGGCGCGGTCGGTATGCGACGCGCTCTTTTCGACAAACAGGCGGGCGATGCGCGGGGCAAGGGTGTCGAGTTTGTCGAGCCAGTAGCGCAACAGGCGGGCGGCGGCAGCCTGAAACCAATCGACTAAGCTGTCTTGGGCGATGCGCTGCGGATAATGCCCGCGCACCATCTGCACGAAATCGTCTTGGATGTCGCGCAGCATGGCTTTAAGCTGCCGGCGGTAGGCGGCTTCGACGCCGAGATTGGGGCGGATGGGGGCGAGCAGGATTTCGTTGGACTTGATGGGCATTTCAGGCTGCCTTGTTTTCTCGATTCCCGCGCCATATAATCAAAACATCCGACAGCAGAAATTTTCGCATTAGCTGCGTAATCTCGGGCAGTCAGTCTGCCAAGTGATATATGGTGGGGATTGCGGCCACCCGGATATACAAATAAGCCGTTAATCAGGCTCCAGCACGTTTCGGACGTTCAGCAGGCGCAGACCTTATTAAGGTTGGGAGTCAAGCACTGGAGTAGATTAGCGGCTTTCCTTTGCGTATCTCGTCTGCCTTGATTTTTATCGGGGGCGGGCTTATTATGCAGATAAGCGGTATTGCTAAATTTTCTGACTAAGAGGTCGATCGCATTTGAACGCGCGAAGGTGCTGGTTAGAAAGCAAGTAATACCGCTATTCTTTTACTCTTTCAGGTAGCCGTGATCGTAATAACGCCTACCGTCTCGATAGTGTTTCACAGTCATCAGCAGTTCCCTGTCTTCCCCTTCTACTTTTAACGTAGCGCGATACAACTCAATACCAACAACATTACTGTCCCCATGCTTATCATCTCGAACTTCTATCAGGTCTGAAGTACGAATAATGTCTGGAATAGCCGGGATGGTCTTAACCAATCCATCACTAGCGTTGGCAATCGTGTGTTTCACACCCTTCATCGTTACTTCTATCTCATAGCCAGTAGCCGCATTGACAAACTTCTTGCCAATAAAGCGTTGGGCAAATGCCTTGGCCTTATCCCGCAACTCTTTCATGCTGTGCCAGATGCCCAGCTCGTCGCCTTTGACTTCCGGCAGCGGCTCGGCAGTTTCCACAGTTTCTACTTTGCTACCCCCAGCACTCCCAAACTGCCCATTATCCGCGCGCGGGTGCTTGCTCTCGTCCCATTCGGCATCTTGGGCAGGTTCAGGCTTTGGGTCGGCAGGGTCTCCGCCTTCTTCCCCTTCGCCGTCATTCAGGCCGTCTGAAAAGCCGTCATCGGGCATTTCAGGCACATCTTCTACATCAATGCCGTTGTAACCGCTGTCAGGCTCGCTCGCCAGCCGACCGCGCACTTCCTCTGCCGATACCACGCCTGCCTGAATGTAGGCCACATCGCGGTCGGTGTCGGATTTGCGGATGGTGGAAAGCTCGGTTTCGCTCATCTGCTGCAAAGGCACAAAGTCGAACGTGATGTTGTCGTTTACTTTGCCGAACAGGTGCAGTTGCACCAGCTTGAGCAACTTGTCCAGCGGATCGCGCAGCAGGTTTTCCTGCATGGCGCGGATGTGGTCGTAGTAAACGGCAATCTCGCCCTCTGTGCTGGCATTCAGGCCGCTGGGCGTGATGCCGAGCAGCTTCACCAGCGGCGTATGACTGGGTGCGGCCATTTGCTCCTGAGATTGGGCAAGTAGCGTATCCAAGCCGGATAGCGGGGTATTGAACTGGAAGAACTCTTCTTCCTCCTTGCTCAACAGCATCAGGCCGCGAATGTCGCGCAAACGGTTGTACAGTTCGGCACGGAGCATGATGTTGTTGTCGCCGTCGTCGCTGCCGCTCAATATCGCGCTCATGTCGGTTTTGATGCCGGACAAAGAGAAGCTGTGCAGCAGGTCGCTGACGGAATCCACGGTACGCAGCCAGCGTTCCACATAGGGCATCATGAGTTGGGTCATACTCACGCCGCCGAAGTTGTAGGCGGGCTTGAGCATATCCGGCACGGGGCGGGAAATCAGGGTAAACAGTCGGCTGGCGTGGATTTCCTGTGCCATCACATACCATGCCTTCGGCTTGTAGAAGTCGGGCAGGGTAGGGTCGATGGCGTTGTACGGCGCAGGGGTCGTCCACATCGGTTCGATGTTCACCAAGGCTTTCAGGCTGCCTTTGGCAATGGTTTTTTCGGTCAAGAGCAGCGGATTGGCGAGCTTGCCGTCGTGGTCTTTGATTTGCACCAGTATCTGGCCGCGTCCGAATAGGCCGTCTGTTTCGATGGCCTTGCGGAACACATCGCGCACGTTCAGCCGCTCGTAGCATTCCTCAATCTGCTTGATGGTCTCGCTATTGTCTTCTTCGCCTACGGATTTGATTTCTATCCACTGGCGGGTCATTTCGTTGGCCGTGGTTTCGCTCACGCTGCGGTATTCGGAAATTTGCGCCAACTCGGCCAAGCGCGGATAACCGATAAAGCCGGTGCCGAAAAAGCAATCAGCCCCGAAGTTTCCTAAGGGGCTGTTGTCCATCGCTAGGCCATTTGGCTTCACGCCGTCCGGCAGGCTGGGAAAATCCAAGCTGTATGATGCAGGCTGCTTTTCAGGTAGCCTTTGCAGGGCGCGGCGCATGGCTTTGTCTGTGTGTTTTTTCTTTTTGCTCATAGTCCGCTCAATACGTTGGGATTGATGTTCAGCCCGGCTTGCACCGGGGCAAAGGCCATTACCAGCGCGTCGGCGCGGTTGGGGCTGGGAATGCCGCGCTTTCGCATGTCTTTTTTGCTTTCGGCTTTGACGCGGCCGTTGGCGTCGTAATCGACTTGCGGGCGGCTCAGTTCGGCTTTCAGGTAGTCCAAATCTTTCAGGTTGCCGCACAGGCTGATCAGCTGGTCTTCTGGGTAGCTGTCGCCGTAGCGCACCGCGCGCCATGTTTTGTAAAAGCGCTCGCGCACCATCCACCATGCCTGCGCTTTGATGTTGGCGAACATGTCTTTGTTCTTTTTGCCGTCGGTGTAGGCCGTTTCGGGCTTGAACACCGCGCCGCCGGCATTGAAGCCAACCGTCTGCACCTTGCCGGCCTTGCGCCTAAACTGCGCCTTCACTCCGGCGCCGACACCGATGCTGTCGTACACGATGCGTTCGATGCGCTGCTCTTGGGCGTAGAGATAAACCTTGTCGGCGGAATAAATCACGTCCTGCCCGCGCCATTGCTGCATATCGCAAACCAGCGAGCCGTGGCGCAGCACTAGCGCGTTGGCATCGTCGCCTTCGTCGGCCACGTCAAACCCGACTATGCGCCGGCCGGCAGCCTGAAAACCCAGCGCCAGATGGGCATCAACCGCCGCATCCACCCAGCTGGGTTTGATAATCGCCAGCTCGCTGTCGGCCACCGGCTCGCCCAGCCAGATATGGCGGTACAGGTCTTCGTCGCGCTCGCGGCATTCGAGCATGTCGGCCAACAGCGGCGTGTCGTTGAAATACGGGTTGGCGTCGTAATTGGCTTTCAGGCTGATAATGTCTTTGGGCGGGTGGACGATAAAGCGCTGGTAGGTGTCGTCGAGAATGTTTTTCGGGTTGAAGCTCACCCAGATTTCGGCGTTTTTGTCACCGCGGATCGATGGAATCAGCACGTCCCACGAGTTTTTGCTCACCGCTTCGGCTTCTTCCACCCAGCAGATACCCACGCCCTGAATCGACTTGATTTTTGTGATGTTGTTCTTCACGCCGTAAAACACGAACTTGGCGCCGGTGCCTTGGTGGCGGATGGTCGATTTCAGGATTTCAAACTCCTGCGTGTAGCCCAGCCGTTCGATGGTTTCGGTAAGCAGCTGGTACACCGAATCGTCCAGCGAGCCTTGAAACTCGCGCGCGCACAGAATCACCGTGCCGATGCGCCGCGCTACTTCCACCGCCAGCTCGGCGAGAAAATAAGACTTGCCGCTGCCGCGCCCGCCGTAAAGCACCTTGTAGCGCGCTTTCTGTATCAGCGGTTTGAAGTAGGGATTCGCCATGGCAGCCTGAAAATAAAAAGCCGCCCAAAGGCAGCCTGAAACTATTTGAAGATGTCTTCCAGCGAACGGGTTTCCACCTGCACGCGCATATCTCCGGAAAGGTCGATTTTGTCGCCGTACTTTTTCGGCGCCAACTTGGCCGCCGTCCACTTGCGGGCGTCAATCTGCAGCTTGGCCTTGGCCACCGCCGCGCTTTCCGGCTCCACTTCGTCGGCAATGCGGATAATCGATTCGGCAAAAGCGTCTGCCTGCATCTCGCGCGCGTGCGCGTACTGCTCCGAAAACTCCTGATTTTCCGCCAGCCAGCGGTGCACCGTACTGGCCGCCGGCATGTCTTTGCCCGCGCAAATCGTGCGTAGGCTCTCGCCATCGGCAATGCGTGCGCAGATTTTGTCGGCAAGCTCGTTTGTGTATTTACCGGGTCTGGCCATAGTTACCACCATTTTGCTGCGGCACGCCCACCGCGGCTCGGTATCTACACGATTTAAGGCTGCCTGAAACGTGAAAAGGCCGCCCAAGGCAGCCTGAAACAAAAAAGAGAAAGCCTATCCGCAGCTTTCTCCCGAAATATAGCATATTTTAGACAAAATTCCCCGCGCGCGTCAAGCACCGATACCCCGCTCCGTACGGGCGGGGTGAAGCAGACTGCAGGCAGCCTGAAAACTAGGGGATTACAGCGGGCGCGACAGTATCCGGTGCCGCTGCAGGGCATTCTGCGCGGTATCCAGCCACGAGTGCGGCTCTTGCGACAGGGAGAATGCGCGGCCGGCCATCGGGCTGTTCACATCGCGCAGCGGACGGTACAGGCAGCGCAGAAACGCCATGCTGTCGTGCAGGTATTTGACACACACTTCGAAGGCGCGGATTTCGTCGGCGGTGAACGGTTCTGCTTCAGGCTGCGGCTTGTCCAGCACTTCGCCCTGCAAACCGCCCAGCGTCAGGGTGTGGACGTATTGCACCGCTTCGGGCAGCTTCTCGCGCGGCAGCTCTTCAATGGCCGCCACGCCGAAACGCTGGTGAACCATATTGTAGGCAGACGAATAATCGACGCCGCGCAGACCGACCAGGGCGGATACCGCTTGGCGCAATGGCGTGCGTTCGTCGGCGGTGGTTTTGGCTGCGGGGGCTTTCAGGCTGCCTGAAACTTCTTTTTCCAGTACATCCAATACCCAGCGGCGAAACTCTTTGGCGATTTTGGTGCGCGCCAGCATTCCGAGCAGATGGCAGCCACGCAGGCTGAAGACGCGGACTTTCTGCACACCGCCTGCAGTAGGCAGTTCGATAAGCTGCGTCATGCTGTCGGTAAATTCGTCGGCGTTGCGGTTGTAAAGATCGGATATGCGGTTTTCTTGGCTGTAACCTAAGGCTTCCGCAATTTGCGGAGACCTTAACCAAGGCTTGCCGTGAATATCGGTTACGTTGAATTGAGTGTTGCGGAAAGAAAGAGAAACTGCGTTCATGATGAACTCCTAATAATTAGTTAGTAGAAGCCCACAGAATGAGGTGGGCGGGTCTCAACTACCGTATTAGGACGGCTGCCGCTATTTCCCCGAAAGGTGTTGTATTTACGGCTATCAACCCGCCATTGAAACTTGATATTTTGCGCACAGGAGAGAGAAACAGGCACAAAAAAAGCGCACTGACGGGGCGAAGATTCCGCCTAATATTTAGTAGTGTGGCTATCATAAACAATCTTCTTATTTCACGCAAGCACAAAAAATCCGCATAAGCGGATTTGGTTAAAGGTCAATGAAATTTCATATTCACAACTTCCTCAATGGAATTATTTTTTAGGAGTTTTTGAACAGCCTCCAAACCTTGCCCATGTACTGCAATTTCAGGATGTTTGTTAACATAAGAACACAGCTCTGAGATTACTGTTTCAGCAGCCCGTTTTGCGACTTCTACTTGGCTATATATTTCCGGATTTTCAATATCTTGAGTTGATTCCAACATTTTTGCAAAAAGAAGAGCAGCAAAACCCAACTTGGCAAATTCATCAACTCGAATACTTACTGTAATTAATTTTTCATCCATCTTAAATTCTCCATGAAATAAGGAAATCTTAACGATAAGGCAGCCTGAAAAATAGTACAAGGCTTTTTGTAAAAAAAGCACTCCTCCAATTAGTGGAGTAAAATTAATTCAATGAATTATGCAACAAAAAATCCGCACAAGGCAGATTTTCTGTTTTCAGGCTTCGGGTTTGTCAAGTGGCAGGGGGATTTGGTCGCCAAAGCGGTCGGCAAATTTCCGTTCGTACTCCAGGCGACTTTCAGATGATTCTGCCATCTCCAAAATACGCCCCAATTGCATTCTCAATGCCCTGGTGCCGATGTCATTTAGAAACTGGAACAGTTTTTTCCTCCTGTCGCCGCCGTTGGATTTGCTAATCCGCATTAGCGTCAGAATACGTCCCTGGCTTTTGGCAAGCGGATAATATATGTGCTCGTTTGTCAGCCGCTTAAACTCCCACGGCCAGCCACGTACCGGAATCTGTAACTGATACAAACGCGCCCATTCCTCGTAAAGCTCGATGGGAAATTCTTTCTCGTACTTTTTTGCTTCTTCATTTACAAACGCTTTGAACGCGCTAATAAACTGTTCTTTGGTCGAATCAAACCCGGAGAGCCGGTAAACAAGCTCCTGAATGCCTGATTTAGCCGAAGCACTGATGATAACCCGCGCCTGTTTTAATGTGGTTTCCGGAACTTTCTTGCCGACACTACTGGCACTGATAATCGCGTTACACAAGTCAATCAGTATGGTTACGTCATAGCCGTGGCCATGCGAACCCGGCCCCGTGTTTTTTTGCGGATTCACCTGAAAAACAATGGGATTTGCAAATTTTTCCCTCAAGTCTGGCCCGATATGCTCTTCCAGATATTTATACGAGACAAACCTTGTCAGACGCGCACCGCCTTCGCCAAGCGCTAAAGCTTCCGCCATGCCGCGCTGGGAAATAACCGCCGTTTTGTTTTCGTCATTCAAAACATAGCAGTCCACATCAAACCCAAAATCATCGCGAAAGTTACCTTTTTTGATGGCCACAGGGTACCTATGATGGCGTGCGTTAGCTGCCTTGCGTGCAATCGCGCTACGCTCCTCGGGGCTTAATTTTTTGCTCCTTGCCGCTGCGCCGATAGCGCGTCCGGCCAGTTTGTCTTTTTCATTCGTCATTGCAAGCATCCTATTTTAAATATTGCTTGCATACTACGCATATGCCAAATAATTTACAAGCATTTTTAAATAAGTGTGCTTGCAAATATATTTCAGGCTGCCTGCGGTTGGCCACTAGTGCCGTTGCCGCTTTGCACGCCGGTGTGGACGTGGGTTTTCAGGCTGGTGTCCTCGGCTTTGATGCAACCTGAAAAGCATTTGCCGGTGAATGCGCCTGTGCTATCATTTATCCTATGAAAATCGTCTTGGATACCAATATTCTGGTCGGCGCGTGCATGGGTTCGCGGGCGGCCAACCGCCTTGTCGCCGCCTGCCTGCAGGGACGCTGCCTGCCTTTGGTCGGTGCGGCGCTGCTGGCAGAATACGAAGACGTGATTGCCCGCGAAGATGTGTTTTCAGGCTGCCGTCTGAACCTTGCCGAGCGCAACCGCGTGCTGGATGCACTCTTGTCTGTGGCCGAATGGACGCGGATTTACTACCTGTGGCGGCCGAACCTTGCCGACGAAGGCGACAACCACCTGCTCGAGTTGGCCGTGGCGGGGCGGGCGCGATATCTGGTTACCCGCAACCTGAAAGATTTCAGGCAGCCGCAGCTGCTGTTTCCCGAGTTGGAAATCTGCATCCCCGAAACCCTGTTGGAGAAATTGGCATGACTACCGTTACTTTACGCATACCCGACGAAAAACACGCCCGTCTGCGCCTGCTGGCCGAATCGCGCGGCATCAGCGTCAACAAGCTGATGGACGAAGCGGCCACGGTGATGCTGGCGGAGTTTGACGCGGAAACCCGCTTCAAAACCCGCGCCGCACGCGGCAGTGCCTCAGACGGCCTTTCCCTGCTGGACAAGGCTTTGCAGGCCGTCTGATGCCGGCAAAGACAAAACCCGCCACTTGGCGGGGTTTGTGGTTTTCAGTTTTCACACCAAGCCATAATCAAACTGCACCAGCCTATCGTTGATGCCGCTGACCGCGTCGCCGGCGGTGCCGCTGATGGTGGCGGCCGACGATTGGACGTGTACTCCGCCGTTGACCACTACCTGCGTGCTGCGGTGGTGGCTGACCTGCTGCGGAACGGAAGTGGTAGCCTGAATCTGCGAGCGGTTGGCCTGCAGGTTGCGGGAGACGGCTTCGCCGGCAAGTGCGCCGTCCAGCATTCTTTGAATGCCGGCGGCAGTGGCGGTGCCGCTGCGGATGTAGTTTGGATCGGTGGCATAGCCGTTTTGTTTGAGCGCGCTGAAAAAGGCTTTGCTGTTGCTTGCGCCATAGGCGGCACGGTAGCGCGGATTGCTGCCGACCACTTTCAGATAATCGTCGGCAAATTCGTCGGCGCTGTTATAGACGCGGTAGGGGTCGTAGGACTTTTCGCGGGCGTCCCACGCGCGGACGGTCTTGCCCCGCCAGTTTTTGCCGGCCTTGATATTGCCCAGGTTGTTGGTGCCGGCGATTACTTTTTCGCCCCAGCCGGTTTCCAAGGCAAACTGCGCCAGCACGGCTTGAACCGGCACGTTCAGGCGGCTGGCGATTTTTTGCGCGACATCCCAGTAGCGGCTGATAAAACGCTCTTTTTTGCCCTGCTTGCCAAAGCGGGGACGGTTGATCAGCTCTTTGGCGGCAGCCTGAACGGCGGATGCGCCTGCACTGGCAAGATGCGCACCGCTTTGTGCCGCACCGGCAATGCCGCGCACGCTTTTCATCGGATCGACGATGTGGATTGGAAATTTGCGGTTGGCGTGCATTTTGATGTAGTCATCGAGCTTGTGCTTCTGCACGCCGCTTTTGCCGTTTACCTTACGCGGGCTGGATTCGTAAACGTATTTCTCGCCGTTCTCTTCCACAATGTACACAATATGGCCGATGTCTTTGTAGCGGCCTTTGGCATGGTTGCTGCGCGATTCGCCTATCACCATACCGCCTTTAAGCTGGCTGGTATCGACATCTGACCATTTCATGCCGCCGGCGACCAGATTGCCTTTATCCGTCTGCTCTTTGATGATGCTGGCGGCGGTTACGGATTTGATGCGGGTTTTGTCTGCCGCTTCTTTGCCGAGCAACGGAATCAGGCCGTCGGCAATGGTTTTGTTCAGCTGCTGTACATACAGCGAGCAGTCAATCAGCCCTTTTGAGAGATTTCTGCCGTTCATGTTGTAGGTCATGTGGGCGTATTTTTGATGGCCGGCAACGGCTAGACGGTTGATTTCGCCGTCCATCGGCTTGCCGACGAAATTATTAACCGCTCTCCCCGCTTTTGTTTCCGCCACCGCCTGCGCGGCCTGCGCGCCGACTTCCACAGCTTTCTCCGCGCCATCCTTTACGGCGTTGCCCAGCTCGCGGCTGCCTTCTTTCACCACTTCCCACGCGCCTTTCATATCGCCTTGGGCAATCAGGCTCCACAGCTTGGCGAACTTTTCCAACACCGGCTGCAGGCGGTTGCGGATTTCGTCGCGCATGATGGATAGGCCTTTGGTAAAGCGCTCGATCCACAGGCGGCCGTCTTTGAAGTTTTCCAGCCACGACCAGTCCAGCGCGGAGTGTCCGCCGCGCGCCCAGACTTTGTAGTCGTCGTAAAGCAGATAAAACGCGACGGCCAGGGCGGTGATAATGGCAATGGCCGGCAGCAGCGGGGCAACGGCTGCCCAGGTGGCGGCACCAACACCGTCCAGCGCGGGAATCAGGCCGCCGGTCAGGATTTTAACGATGCTGCCGAGCCAGCCGGCACTGGATACCAGCGACAGCAGAAACTTGCCGCCGATAATGGCGCTCAAGCCGTAGAAAACGGCGGTAACTATCGGGTCGTTGTCGATCAGCACCTGCATCAGGCTGCTGGCCAGTTCGACAGCTTTTATCATCACCGGAATCAGCTTGTCGCCTATCATCTGCAGCAGGCTTGCCCACTGCTGGGCGAGATAGGCTTTTTTCTCGTTGAAGATAATGCTGTTTTGCACGTCTTTGTCGCTGGAGCGGTAGAGTTTTTCCTGCGCTTTGGCCATGCGCTCAAGCTCGCTGCGCCCGCGCATCAGAACATTGACGGTGCCGTCGTCCATGCCCATCATTTTGCCCATATTGTAGGCCTGCGTCCTGTCCATTTTGCTGAAGCGGTCGGCCAAATCGAGCATCACATCGTCGAGCTTGCGGGCTTTGCCGCTGCTGTCGAGCATGGATACGCCCAGCGCGTTGAAATAGGGCAGCATCGATGTGTCGCCCATCATCACCAGCCGCGTCATGCTGCCGGAGAGCTGCTGCATATAGCCGGTCAGCCCCTGCGCGCTGCCGCCGGCCATAGTAGCCGCCCCCTGCCATGCCTGCAGCTCTTTGCGGCTCATGCCCAGATTGCGCGATAGGTTTTCCATCTGCTGGTTGGCGGCGGCGGCATCACTGGCCAGCCGCAGCAGACCCAAAGCACCCAACGCAATGCCCAGATGGCCGAGTATTCTCACCAGGCCGGATGCGGTTTTGCCGAACTTGTCCATCTGCTCGGCGGTTTTCTTGTGCTGATTCTCGCTGCTTTTGGCGGCCTTTTCGGCCTTTTTGCCGGACTCTTCCAGTTTTTTCTGCGCCTGCTCGGCTTTCTTGGCCTGCTGCTCGAAGCGCGACAAATCAATGCCCAATTCCAAAATCAGGCTGTCAACAATGTGCATTCGGTTTTCCTTTCGATAATCAAGGCAGCCTGAAAGTCTGCCTCCAGTTTCTGCATCGCCGCGTCAAACAGCGCGCCGATAATTTCCTGTATTTCTTTTCTCCGCCGCCACAACGTGCCATTGCTCAAATCAAAGCGGTCTTGAATCTGCGTCTGCTTGGGGCGGCCGCTGAAGATGTTGCCGATCAGGGCGTCGCACAAAAGCAGGTTGGCGCCGTTGTTTTGGCGCTCGATGTGGGCAGTCAGGTCGATAATGCCGTCGAGCTTTTGGCCGCCGGTGTAGTGCATTTCGATGACGGCCAACTCGGCCGGCTCAAGCAGCCTTTGCACGCGGGCGATAATCATCGCGCTCTCGGCGTGGTGTTCGTGCTGGGTCAGGCCGCTGCCGCCGCCTTTGACGCCTTTGCTCTGCAGCCAGCCGCAGACTTGGGCGGTGTTGCCCAGCGGCTCGATACGCACCGCCCAGATTTTGTAGGCCTGCCGCAGGGCGGCGTCGGTGTTTGGATACATGCTTACTCCCAAGTGGTTTGCGCGCGCCACACCACGCCGTTATCGGCCGCCCAGGCTTCGATATACTCAATCAGGCTGGCGAGCCGGCGCACGCTCATTTTGGCGGTGCTCTCGCGCAGGTTGATGACTTCGCCTTCCAGTCCGATTGCCATTTCCGCTTGTCCGCCGGTGGCGATACGGTGGCCGGATACAAACACCGTTTTCCACTGGTCGATGCCCAGCTTTTGGCCGTTAAAGGTTTTTTGTTTGGCGATGTCCGACAGCATGGCGTGCAGCTTGGCGTTTTGCTCGTCGCTGCGCTTTTTGCCGCGCACTTCGACCACAATGCTTTCCTGCGATGCCAGCAGCGTGCCGCTGGCTTCCCATGCCAGCGCCATCACATTACGGCGGTTGTCGCGGGTGATGATGCGGTAAAACTTGTCGCTCACGATTCCATCTCCTTGGCTTTGGCGCGGTATTCGTCGCGGACTGCCTGTAGTTCCGCCACCGTCCATTTTTTCGGTACATAGCCTGCCGTTTCCATTTCTTCCACTCTTGCCGCGCCGATGCGGGCAATCAGGCCGCGCCGGTACTGGATCAGGTTGCCGCTCTCGTAAAGATTGCATTGCGGGCATTGGGCGTGGATGTTGTCGGCATCAAAACGCAGCGCCGAGCCCCGCCCGCGCGGGATGTAGTGGCCGGCCTGAAAATTGTCCGCCCACGGCCGGCCGCAGGAAATGCACGGCTGCCCTTGGTCGCGCAGGCGCACATAGCGGTTGACGGCGGCCTGCGCTTCGGCCGCCCAGTCCGACAGCCGTTTCAGGCGGTTTTTTGCCGCCTGCGCCTTTGCCCGCGCTTCGCGCTTGGCTTGGCGCTCCTGCTCCACACGCTTTTTCGCCGCCTTGGCTTGGGCGTCCGCCACCGCGCACCGGGGCGAGCAAACCGCCTGCAGCGGCCGCTGTTTGACAAACTCTTCCTTGCACACGCGGCATTTGCGCTTGACGGGTTTTTCAGGCTGCATCGGGTTTCCTTTCGTTTTTCAGGCTGCGTTTGGCAAACCATGCTTCGCGCTTACGGACGGTTTCGGCGTCGGCAGCCTGAAAGCGCTTATTGGCGCAGGAGCTCACGCGGTTGCCGTAGTAACCGGTTTGGGCCAGGCATTTGATAAAGCCGCTCAGGCCGTCGGTGGCGGCGGCTTTCAGGCTGCCGCGATTGCAGTGCAGGCACTTCACAGGCTTCTCCCGTTGCCGTGTTCCGGCGCTTTGGGCGGCGGCGCCCAGTAGGGGACTTGGTCGGTAAAGCGCTGGTAGTGGCCTTCCCAGCCCGCATACACGGTTCCGGCTTCGCCGTCGCGGTTTTTGGCAACGATCAGCTCGGCCAGATGCGGGTTTTCGTTTTCGTCGTAGTAGCCCGGGCGGTGGGGCATGATGATGATGTTGGCGTCCTGCTCGATGCTGCCGCTGCCGCGGATATCGGCCATCGTCGGGCGCTTGTCGGTCTGTTTGGCAACGGCGCGGTTGAGCTGCGCCAGAAGCAGCACGGGAATGTCCAGCTCCATCGCCAGCCGTTTCAGGCGGGCGGTGATGTCGCCCAATTCCTGCACTTCGCTGTTTCTGCCCGGGCGGGGCATCAGGTGCAGGTGGTCGATCACCAGCAAATCCAAACCGTCGGCCAGCTTGCGGTCGCGGGCGGCCAGACACAGGCGTTCGATGCCGGCCGGTTCGCTGTCGATGGTCAGCGCCCATTCGGGGGCGCGGCCGACAAACCAGTCTTTGCGGCGGATTTCTTCGATGTCCAATTCGCCGCGTTTCAGGCTGCCGAAATGGATTTCCGCTTCGGCGGCCATGCCGCGCATCACCAGCTCGCGCTGGCTCATCTCGTAGCTTTGGAAATGCACACGCAGCCCCTGTTTGGCAGCGTGGCGGGCGATGTTTTCCGCCAGCACGGTCTTGCCCATACCGGGGCGGGCGGCAATCACGATCAGGTTGCCTTTCTGCAAGCCCTGTGTGATGGCGTCCAGGTCGGCCAGTCCGGTGCTGATGCCCTGCAGACCCTTGCGCTTTTGCGCCATGTAGTCCAGCGTGCCGCCCAGCGCTTGGGCGTAGCTTTGGCAGGTCTCGGCCTTGTGCAGCAGGGTGTCGTTTACCTTGCCCAGCACGGCGGCGGCAGCGCTGCATTTGTCTTCGGCGCTCTCGCCGCTCTTGTCCAGCGCAATGCGCTCGATTTCGGCGCTGGCGGCCAGCAGGCGGCGTTCGGTGTAGCGGCTCTCGACGATGGCGGCATAGCGGACGATGTTGGCGGCCGACGGCGTAATCTGCACCAGATCGACCAGGTAGCCCATCCCGCCGGTTTCGGCAGCCAGATTGCGCGCTTCCAGCGCTTCGCCCACGGTTACCACGTCCAGCGGCAGGCCGTCGGCTGCCATTTGTGCCATCACGCCGTAAACCAGCCGGTGCGCCGCCAGATAAAACATTTCCGCTGCCAGCCGGTCGCAGCGGGCAAAGGCCGGCAAGCCGTCCAGCAAAATGCCGCCCAGTACCGACTGCTCGGCTTCCATGCTGGTCAGGCTCTCCACGGCAGCCTGAATGTCTTGTGCGTTTTCCATCATCGTCCCTCAAAAATCCGTTGTTCCATCTCGGTAGGCCGCAGCAGGTAGTCAAACCCCGCCCGCCAGTTGGCATGTTCCGCGCTGCGCGGCTGGCTGCCGTTGACAAAACCGTCGGCAAGGCAGCGGCGGAAGTAGGTTTCAAACCATTGCAGCACATGCCTGCTGCCGGGCGCTTCGCCGTCGATCAGCCCGTTTTCGTCCTGCCAGGTCTGCACCCGTTCGCGGGCAACCGACCAGGCATAGGGCATCAGCTTCAGGCGCTTCAGGTTGGTCTGCGTGTACTGCGGCCGGCCGGTTTTCGGATCGGGAACCGTCGCCAGCGAAACCTTGACCACCGCATCGCAGTCGGCAAATACGCGGTTGAACACCTGCGCCACCGCTTCAAAGCGTTTTTTGTCTTCAGCCAAACCCGACTTCGGTTTGCGGGTCGGTGCGTCAGCGCCGACAAGGGCGGATTCGTCTGCAATGTCTGCCGCAGGCTCGGGCGTTTGCTCTGCAGCACCGTCTGCGGTTTTCAGGCTGCCTACATCGCCGCCGACGACAAAAGAAATATCTTCTGCTAAATCTACTGCTAAATCTTCTGTTCCTTTAACGGCTGTTGATTTGCCACTTCCCGAATGTTGATTTTGCATTTCGGGGCTGTTGATTTGCGATTTCGGGAATGTTGATTCTGCATTTCGCGAATGTTGCATCATCAGCTCGTCGAAAACGTCTAAATCCAAGCGGTAGTAAATCCGGTGTTCGATGCGTTTTTCGGTTTCGATCAGGATGCCGCGTTCGCGCAGCTTGGCGCGGGCGGTTCGCTGCTCCTGCACGCTCAGGCCGGTTTCTTCTTCAATCTCCTGCGCCGTGCGGTAGATGCCCAATTCGCTTTCGCCCTTGTCGCTCCAGTAGAAAAAATGGGAAAACAGGATGGATGCGTTCGAGCCGCCCAGCGGCTTGGCAAGCTGCGGGAAATAGGCAATCGGCTTGCCGTGCAGTTTCAATGCTTCAGACGGTCTCACCGCCCACCTCCTTTACGGCCTTAAGCCATTGTTCAAACGCCAAACGCGCCTGCTCGGTATCTTCGCAGCGCATATAGCCCCGCACCTTCAACGCCAGCTCGTGCAGCCTGCGGTTGCGTTCCCTTAAAAAGTCAGACATAATTCAGTCTCCTAATAAACGTTTTTCCCGCCCCTGCTTCCCACAGGGGCATTTTTTTGCCTAGCCGTCTGAGATTCACGCTCCGTCAACAATCGCCTGATAGCGGCGTACCATCTGTTCGGCCATAAAGCGGTATTCCGCTTCGGTAACCACGCGGGCATCGGCCGGCACCACTTTCAAACCGGCAGCCGCCAGCGCCACGCACAACTCTTCCAAGCCGCCGTCCTTCATCCGGCTCAAACGGCTTTCCGAAATGCCCGACACTTCGGCCACATAACGCTGCCCGCACGCTGCAAGCGCGTGCAATACCGCCCGCTCGTTCTTGCGGGCGGTTTCACTTTGGGCAGGGGATAATTTAGTCATGCTCGATTCCAAAGGTCGGGGCGCAAATCTTTCAGCGCCAACTTCCCAGCCGATAATTCGACAAGGCCGTGGCATCTTTCGGCAGGAATGCGGGTTGCCCATTTGCGGACAGCCCAATCTGTAATCCCAAAGTGGCGAGCAATCGCAGGAACTCCGCCGCAAGCTGCCGCCACTTCGTCAAAAGGTTTCGTCTGCATAAAAATCCAATCAAAAGTCTTATTTAAGCTACTCGAAGTAGCGATAATACTATTTTAAGTAGAGTTGAATCAAGTGGTGTTTTGTGCGATTCTTGCTACCAAAAGTAGCTAAAGGAAAAGTGATGTCTGAAAATCAAACAGTTAATGAGATTAAATATCCTGAATTTGCCCAGCGTTTAAACCAAGCAAAAGACAAGGCGGCAATGGAATTGGTTGAATTATCAAATCGTTCTGGAATCAGTTATGAAATGGTGCGCCGCTATCATTTGGGTTTGGCGCAACCACGCAAAGAAGGGATGGAAAAACTTGCGGCAACATTAGGAGTGTCTGCGGCTTGGCTGCAATTTGGCGACAGCATGATGCCGAGCGCCGGGGCAATCGCGGTGCAAGAAAATACAGATACCCAGCACACCCATCGAGAGATTGAGATTTACAAAACAGAGCTATCAGCAGGAAATGGAAATTTTGTTTGGATCACCAATCACAAAGAAGACCCGCTGGTGTTTCGGGAAAACTGGTTTCGTGCGAAGCGATTAAATCCTAGTGATTTGCGCGGGATGTACGTCCGTGGGAATAGCATGGATCCAGATTTGAAGGATTGGGATACGGTAATAATCGATGTTACCGATTTGGAAATTGCAGATGATGAAATATATGCGCTTGTGTTTAAAGATAAATTCTATATAAAACGCATCCGGCAAACGGAAGACGGTTTATTGCTGATAAGCAGCAATCCCGATTACGAGCCAATAGAAGTCAGCCCGGAGAATGCCGACCGCTTCCAGCTTCTAGGCCGTATGGTTTGGCGGGGCGGATAAGCCAAGGGAGAATAAATATGAAATTACCAATTTACACTAAGTGTAATTTTTGAGAAAATAGGCATGGAAATAAAATTCCAAAGAGAAGAATTGCGCATGTTGTTTGAAGATATCTTCTTCAAAGACAATACAATAGGAACAAAAGCTGTTAACCGGTACCGCATCATTGTGAATTTGATACTGTCTGCCGCCAATAAGGGCGATTTGGAAAATATGCGTTTTCTGCATTTGAAAACACCGGGCGGGGATATTCCGCACCACACCGCCGATATAGACGAAAAAAGGATTTTGATAATGAATTTGACAGACGCCGCCGCAGAAATTATCGATATCCGCAACAAGGAAACAGTATGATCCAGCACCTTCCGGCACAGCCGATCCATCCGGGTGAATGTTTGAAGCTCGAATTAAAAGAGCGCGGCTGGACGCAGCACGAACTGGCCGAAGTCATCGGCCGCCCGGCCAAAACCATCAGTCAGATTATTTCCGGCAAACTGGGCATTACGCCGGAAACCGCTATACAGTTGGCACAGGCATTCGGCACGACGGCGGAATACTGGCTGAACCAGCAGACGCGCTACCAACTCGGACAAATCGAACAGGGCAGGTTTGACGACATCAAACGCCGTGCCAAGCTGTACGACCGTTTCCCTATTAAAGACATGATTAAGCGTAACTGGATTAGTGCCGGTGCCAATATCGACGAATTGGAACAATCCGTCCGTAACTTTTTCGGCGCAGATTCGGCAAACGGCGGATGCGCTTTCCACTTTGCTGCCAAGCAAAACGCAAAAGCATACAGGCAGGAAATCAACCCGGTTAACGAAGCATGGCTGCAACGGGTAAAAAACCTTGCCCAAAGTCAGATGACAAACGGCAAATTCAGCCGCACATCGGCGCGGCAGGCAATAGAACGCCTTTCCGCCCTGCTGCTCTCTCCGGAGGAAATCAGGCATGTACCGCGTATTTTGTCGGAGGCGGGTATCCGTTTTGTTATTGTGGAAACCCTGCCGAACAGCAGACTGGATGCCGCCTGTTTTTGGCTGGATGACAATTCGCCCGTTATCGGCATGAGTCTGCGTTATGACAGGATAGACAATTTTTGGTTTGCCTTGCGCCATGAGATGGAACATGTTATTCGCGGAGATGGGCGCGACGGTGCCGTACTGGACGAAGACATTACCGTATCAGCCGACAACCTACCGCCGCAAGAGCAGGCTGCCAACGCTGCTGCTGCCGATTTCTGCATACCGGCAGACAAACTGGAAAGCTATCTGATTCGGACAGGGCAATACGCTTTTGCCGAACAGAAAGTGATCGCTTTCTCGGGGGTGAACAAGATTCACCCCGGCCTGCTTGTCGGTCAACTGCAAAACCGTACCGGCAAATACCATATGCTGCGCAAGCATTTGGTTCCGGTGCGGCAATTCATCTTAAGCAGTTCGGTTTATGACGGCTGGGGATTTTCGTATGGAGAATAATGATGAGTGGTAAGAAACAAACGATAGATGATATTGTCGGGCAGTACAAGAAAGCCAAAGGAATTGACGACGGCATTATCGACAGCCACGACTTGGCAGGCTGGGCGCTGGCAAACGGCTTGTACCGGCCGAACCGGCAGGATGAAATCAAACTGGTTGCCGAAGCGTTTTCACGGCATTTCCGCGAAGAAATGCGCACCAGTGAAGACGGCAAACGTTATCGGGCAAAACATGCCGTCAAAGAAAAACGCAATGGCAGGCAGATGTCGCTGTGGGCGGATATGGATGATCCGAATGTGCCGCTTGCCCATTTCGACAAAGCCTTCACCCAGCGCCGCCAGCAGATAGTAGGCGACTGCTTCCAGTTAAAAACCGACGTGGACGTCTGTAATGAGAAGAAGGGCAGTAATATCCCCTTGCTGCTGGACTTTACCGACGACGTGGCCGAGGCTGAATTTTTACGGGATAACAAAGAAGATGCTGCATAACGTCGGATAAGAAACCGGCTTGGAATGCTGACAACACCCCAAGCCGGTTTCAGTTAGTGATGAATGTGCTGACAACACAATCATCAAAGCAGTTCTCCCGCTCGCTGTTTGCAGTTGTACGGAAAAATGCTTCACTCGCTAAAGTGGCGGCATTGTAACTACGGAAATATACAACTGTCTACACCAACCCAGAAGCGGGCAACCTTTTTTACATAAGGAAGGAAGCCCATCATGGAATATCAAGATGAGCGCGGCACTTTCATTTTGCGCTGGACGCGAACCGTTAAAGGCAAGCTGATTCGTGCGAAAGGCAAGCCGTTTAAAATCTACATCAGCAAAGCCTGAATGTAGCGTATCCGAATAGGCCGTTATGGCCAGCCTATTTCTTCGCCGCCCACGGGGCGGCTTTTTTGCGCCCATAGCAAACGGATAAAACGTGCGCAACCGTGATCATTATGCCCACGCTCAAGCAATACGGGATCTTCCCGATTCACACCCCATAACCCGCAAGTCGCAAAACGGTTTGCGGGATTTTTTTTTGCGTACTAAATCTGAACTTCCAAACTTTCTTCTATTTAAAATCAATTAAATACTACTTTAAGTAGAAATAAATAACTACTTTCGATTGCTTTATTTCACTACTTAAAGTAGTATTCGCCCCATCGCAACACCGCAGACACCGACGACCGCTCAAGACGCCGCCAGGCCGGAGAGGAAAGTCCGCCAAGTCAGTACGAAAAGCTTTAACGCCCCGGCAGGTACCGGACAAGCGAAGCTGGTAAGGAATAAGTCGATAGCAGAACGAAGGAAGCCGCCGCGCCTGTTCTTTAGATTCACCGCCATTGCGCGACGGCTTCGAAACTTTTTATCCAAGCAGCCTGAAACAGACTGCTTCAGTAAACAGTTTTGTCAGGAGAGAGACATGCACCCCTACGCCGAAGCCGACTACCGCCACGAGCGGCAATTGGATGCCGCGCTGGCAGCCGAATTAGCCGCCATCGCCAACGCCGAATACCGGCACGACGACTGCGCCGCACTGGCAGGCAGCCTGAAAGCCGAGTTTGTCGGCAACTGCGACGAAAACAACCCGCCGCAGATCGAACACTGGCACGAATGGCTGCTAGACGAAGCCCGCCGCACCAGCCAGAAAGCCGAAGACGCCATGCGCTTGCTTATCGCCGGCGGCGCCCCCTTTACCACCCTTGAATTTTTAAGCAATTAAGGAGAAGAGATGAAACCCCTAGACCTAATCGCCGGTGCCGCCCTGTTTGCAGCAGTCTGCATCAGCAGCGCGCTGGCCTTTGACACCGAGACCGCGCGCCACCCCGAAAGCATCTTCAGGCAGCCTGAAATCGGATTTATCGAACCGGAAAACATCCGCCTTGAATGCGGCCGCCTGCCGCAGGCCGACCCCGACAGGCAGCCCGAATTGTGGATAGCGGTTCGGCAGAAAGCCGAAGACTGCGCCTTTGAAGAATACGCCCGCCAGCAGGCCGAAGTGTGGGAACAAGACCCCACCGCCGGCGTGGTGCTGGAGCCATAGGAGAAACACCATGCTTACCGACACCCAAATCCAAGACCTAATCGAGCGCCCCTACAAACAACCCGCCGCCATCAGCACCATTGCCGCCGACCTGGCCGATGAAACCATCGGCTTTCTGCACGGCAAAGTCAGCGCCGAGTGCTGGGCGGAAATCATGGCGGCACTCGAAGAAGCCGCCGCCGACGAACTGCGCGAAGCCATCGACAGCTGGCAGGCCGAGCGCGAATGGGAAGAACGCAGGAGCGCCGCATGAACCACTGGCTAATCCTATTCGGCCACGAGCCGCCACCGCCCATCACCCACGGCCGCAAAGTCTGCCCGCTGGACACCCGCCCCAAAAGGCAGCCTGAAAACCCACCTGCCGAAGAGCAGCCAAAAAAACGCAGGGCGCAGGCCGCGCGCCTGATTTATGCCGACGGCAGCAGCCAAGAGTTTGGCAGCCTGATGGATTTGGCACGCAGCGCCGGCATCTCCAAAACCAAAGCCGGCAATATGTCCCTAGACGGCAGGCCGGATGCACACGGCAGGCGCATCGAGCGAATCGGCAAGCAGACCGGCAGCACACGCGCCCGCGCGGTAAAAGTCATTCACGCCAACGGCCGCACCCACACCTATCCCAGCGCCACCGCCGCCGCCAAAAGCCAAGGCATCAGCCTGGCTACCGTCTTAAACAAACTCAGCAAAGGCAGCCGCGACGCCAAAGGCCGCCGCTACCAATACGCCGACTGATTCAGGCAGCCTGAAAGAAAGACCATGCAAGAACAACACTACTACCTGCGCCGGTGCGGCGAAGAGTGGGAAATCGGCACGATGAGTGCCGTCAAACTCGACTTCAGCGGCGCCGCCCAATCCCGCACCCGCCAACCCCTGCGCCGCTTCAGCAGCCAAGCCAAAGCGCAAGCGCATTTTCAGAAACTCACAGGAGCCACATTATGAGCATTGCCAACAACCAAGCCCTAGCCCTTGCCAAACAATTCAACATCCAAGGCGACCCCGCCGAACTGGTGCAAACCCTTAAAGCCACCGCTTTCAAAGGCAACGTTACCGACGCCCAGTTCAACGCCCTATTGATTGTCGCCACCCAATACAACCTGAACCCCTTTACCAGCGAGATTTACGCTTTCCCCAGCAACGGCGGCATCACCCCCGTTGTCGGCGTGGACGGCTGGGCGCGCATCATCAACGGCAACCCCAACTTCGACGGCATGGACTTCCAGCAGGACGGAGAAAGCTGCACCTGCCGCATCTACCGCAAAGACCGCAGCCATCCCATCGTCGTAACCGAATACATGGACGAATGCCGCCGCAACACCCAGCCTTGGAAATCCCACCCCCGCCGCATGCTGCGCCACAAAGCCATGATACAGGCCGCCCGCCTTGCCTTCGGCTTTACCGGCATCTACGACGAAGACGAAGCCGAGCGCATCAAAGACGCCGGCGACGGCATCAAACCCGAAGAGACCAGCCCCTTTGCCGGCCAAACCGAACACCCCGAGCGCCAAAGCCTGCTGGCCGAAGCCCAAGCCCAAGCCCAGCGCGGCACCGACGACTACCGCGCATGGTGGCAGAGCCTGTCCGCCGAGCAGCGCAAAATCATCGGCACCGACGAACACGAGCGCCTGAAAGCCCTTGCCGCCGAAACCATCGTCGCCGAGACCGACGACATCCCCCTGTAGGCAGCCTAAAAAAACACTCGCAAATGCCGCGCCGTCAGTCGGCCAGTGGGCGCGACACGGGCCAATCCATCCCGAAGCAAACCCCGACAACGCGCGGCCTGCTTGAACCTCACAGAATCCTTGGCAGGCGCGGCGCGGGCGGGACGAAGAAACCGCCACCCCAAACAAAGGACAAACCAAATGACCTTCGAAAAACTCACCGCATGGCTGGCCTTTTGGCCGTCTACAGCGGCTTTGAAGAAGCCAACCGCACCGATTGGCATCCGCCATTTAAACCCGCATAGGAGAATGAAATGAAATACGAAATTTTAAAAGACGAATTTATAGATTTTGATGGTCGAAAATTGTACAGAATTAAAGCGTTAAAAGATTTTCGCAACGTAAAAGCCGCCGAGGCCGGCGGCTATATCGAGTCCGAACAAAACCTATCACAAGAGGGCGACGCATGGGTAACAGGCAACGCACGGGTATACGGCAACGCACAGGTATACGGCGACGCATGGGTATCAGGCGACGCATGGGTATACGGCAACGCACGGGTATACGGCAACGCACAGGTATACGGCGACGCATGGGGATAC